GCAGGTTTAGCCATATTACCGCCAGTTGTAGCCATAGGAGCTGGTGCAGGTGCACGTTTAGCCATATTACCGCCAGTTGTAGCCTTAGGAGCTGGTGCAGGTGCACGTTTAGCCATAGGAGCTCGTGCAGGTTTACGGTATGTAGCCATTAGATTATCTTCCCGCGAGTTTTGCCTTTTTTAGTAATGCCATCGACACTACCACCTTTGTACATACCTCTGCAAGATCCGCCTTTTTTCATAGCTGAAGTTGGAGAACCCGGAACAGCGCCTAAACCAGCAGAACGCATAGCACCTATTTGAGCCATGTCTGGAGTTGGAGCACGTTTAGTTACTTTAGCTTTAAGAGTATCTTTTTTCTTTAATGGGACCATGCCCGCTTTTAACTTAGTCATTTTGTTTCCTCTAGCCTTTTCTTGTATATCAGAAATACCGCGTGATGGGCGAGTCATATTACTTTCCCGTTAGTTTACTTACTACCACAGTTCCACCTCTTTAAAGAAGCTGCTTTGCGTGTAGGTTTGCCGTTCTCATCTTTCATAGGCCCCGGCATCCCTGACATTCTAGCGCAAAATGATTTCTTGCGTGGACCACCTTGGGGTTGTGGAGCTTTAAGATTAGAGCCTGTAGCTGCATTGTACTTGGCTCTGCCTTTGGCAGTTAAACCAGCACCTTTAGATACTGGAAGTTTTTCACCTCTACCAACAGCTAAATTAGGAGCTTTTTTAGTAGCCATATTAGTTCCTTGCGAGATCTATTATCCAAGACATACTAGCACCTATTGCAGCACCTATTCCACCAAAGATCATGAACATACGCCACCCACCTTTAGCTTCAGACAGGGTTTTACTGATTTCTTTTATGGCTTCTTTTATCTCATCCATATCTTTAATCATTTTGTCCATGTCATTCTGTAAGTGTTTTATGTCCGCACTGTGGGTAGCGAGCTCCCGCGCCGTTTGTATCACTGGATCTGAAGCTCTTTGATGTTCCACAAGCTACCTACCTATTTCTTATGCAGAAGCAGGATCTTGAGCACCACTAGATGTTTTTTGTATATAACTGATAGTAATAAAACCATCACCTGCAGTTGCAGTTGTACCAGCCATAGTTACTACTATTTGCATATCAGTAGTACCGACATTACTCATAGCTGTTAATTGAGCTGCAGTTGGAGTTAACGCTTGACGTCCTGCTGCTGGAGTAGTAATTGCAGTTACATAAGCTGCTGCTGTTGTGCTGTTACCGACAGCTAAGGTTGCGCCAGATGTAAAAGTAGTAGTTACATCAATGAAGATGTTTACGATTTGTGCACCTGCAGGGAGTACGAAAGGAGTGCTAGTAGTTAAACTTAAAGCCGCAGATTGCGCTAAAACTACAAGACCAGTGTTATCAATAGAACCAACAGTAGTACCAGTAGTATATCTAACAGTACCTGCGCGAACTGGACCAGAAAAAGTTGAAAAAGACATATTTAATTCCTTATTGCACTTGCGCCTATCGTTGTGTGCGGATCTGCTGAGTCAGTCGAGTAGGCAGTTAAAAATATTCTCAGATATGTACTCCTTATAACATTTATTTTGGTTGAGTGTCAATTAATTTGTTGGCCTTAATATGGTTTTCTTCACGGGTTATCACCGCTAAATTCCACGGTACATGCAAACCGCTTACGAGCTTACCACGTAGAGGTATTATATGGTCTACAACATAGGGCGTACCTGTAACTCTAGTAGCCGCCATAGCGTCCAGATAAAACTGTTTAATCGCAGTTTTCTGTTCTTGAGTTAGCCATTTAGGTGTAGCTTGTTTATGTTTTGTTCTACGGTGTTTGGTATTAGCTTTACGCAATTCAGGGTTATCCTTTGCCCATTTATCCCTATACCTTTTTCTGTCCTCTAAAGAACGACCAAGAGCTTTAGATTTAACTAGCTCCTTATTATTTTCGTAGTATTTTTTACCTGCTTTTTTACTAGCCTCAGATTTAGGTAGTAGCGCACGTTTAGCATTGGTCTCTTCCCATTCTATTTTTAAACAGTCCATGCATGTGCCTTTGGTTTTACGCAGGGCTATGTGTCCATGTTTACAGGGTAATCCTGTAAAGTAATGAGTTGCTTTAGTTTCTTGAGCTTCTTTACGAGTTGTTGGGTATTGACTGTACATTGCTATCTCCTGTTTGGTCTTTGACACATGTAATATACAGGAGTATAAAAATAATACAAGCTTTATTTTTTGACACAGGTAATACTCGATAGTAGGTTTGTGATTGCGTCACAACCGCAAATGTGTCCGAGTCGGACATAAAAAAGGGCCCCCGAAGGAGCCCTTAATTTACTCTAAGTTACTGATTTATCTTAATAAATTAAGCTGAACCAGCTGAACCAAAAACACCTAAAGGATCACTAAAGCCGAAGCTATAGCGTTCCCTCGCTTTATAGCGAGAGTTTCCGGTGTCAAAGTCCGAATCCATTGATGTAGCTAATGGAGTTCTAACGAAATGTTTCAGACCGTTTGGAACGTCAGTTAACAAGAACCAAGCATTTGTATCAGTCAACCATGGGTTAACAGTATAGCCGCCGGGAATTGAACCGTTGTTCTTAAGAGCGTTCACATCATTGTCAGTTGTACCAACACGCAATTCAGTTTCTAACAAACGAGTTGCTACGAATTGTAATGCAGGAGGTAGAACCAATTTTTTAGGTTTAGCAGCAATCAATAAACCACGTTCGTCAGTCCACAAGGCAATTTGAATAACCGCATTTTCCAATGAAGTTTCGTTCAAATCAGCTGGTGTAGCTGGTACGTTAGAAATTGTTGAGCCATAAACTAAAGGATGTGCACTGTTACATAAAGATTTGCCGTCACCACCAGTATAGTTGGAGTTGAATGCATTGTTTAGTACAGCAGCGCCTTTAACTTCTTTGGTGTACGCCATAGCGCGAGCCAATGCTTTTGTATAACGAGCAGACAATGAGTCATACAAGTTATCTTCAATAGCTTCTTCAGTTAAAGAAAAGCCCAGAGCGATAGTTTCGTGGGTGTAGCGAGTAGACCAAGCTTCTTGCGCATTGTCATACGTAATACCTGAGCCTTCGTTTTTAACCGCAGCGGCACCAAAGCCAGACAGTTTTTGTTCTTCTTCGAAAGAACGATCAGATGATTCAGTTTCGAAGATTTCTTTATACTTCTCACCATAACGATCATATTCTAAACCGAACAGAGCGTTAAGACCGGGAAGTAGTTCTTTTAGTAGTTGCGCGCGTGAAATAGCAGCCATTAGTTAAACTCCTTAAATGCCGACAGGGTTGCGATATGCGTGACCACCAACGACAGTAATAGCCACAGCTGAAACAGCAAATGGAGTAGTACCTGATTGAGTCACAGCCGCAGTCATTGTTGGTGCTGTATAAGCTACGAAAGCTTCTACAAACGTACCGTCAGATAATGCAGTTTCTTGAACCATACTAACAATGCGCAAAGGCAGTGTTGCAGTAGTGTTTTTAGAAGCCAAATCAACTGAAATGGCGCTGTTACCAGTAGCAGTATTAACGCCATCAACAATAGAACCTGAGTTAGTAGGAATGAAGTAACCAATGTTTTGACCAACATCAGCTAGAGTAGCAGCACCAGAAGTGTAAGCTGTACCAGCATTAGTCAAATTAACCTTCATTAAAATTTGTGGGTCGTCAGCAACAATAGCAACGGCATCAGAAGCAGAAGTTCCAGTAGGCCAGTATTGTGAGAAAACTTTGTATTTTAAAGTTGGGCTAGTGTAAGAGCAACCTAAGAAGATACCGATTGGGTTAATAGCCCAAGCAGTTTTAGCTCCAGTAGATGAATCTACACGTGCGATAGTACCATCAGCTAATAGAGACACAGGGTCGCCATAACCAATATTTTTTGCGTAGCCAGACGCAATCGGTAAATACCGAGTTGCACCAGCGTAAGGCTGAAAGCCTTCTAAGGTATTCGGTAGAAAACCGTAGGGACCGACGTTGCTAGGATATGCCATAAAAAACTCCTAAATAAGATTCAACACGGCCCTAATTATTTAGGAACCGCGACCAAAAGACACTTTAGATGCTTTTTCAGAGAAAAGGGGCATCCGAGGATCATTTTCGCGCAAGAAGTTGTTATCAACAGACTCCACAGACGCTCTGGACATATTAGCATAATACTCTTTACGAGAGGTTGAGTTCTCGACAGTAGTCTTACACAAAACAAGTCCACCAATTTCAATCAACCCTTGGGGTTTTAAACCAAAGGCAGCAAAGTCAGACAATAACTCAGGATGATCTTCCGCTTGACAAGGTATCCACCCCTCGCGTTTGGCCTTAGCCATATTCGCTGGATCAGGCACCCCCATCATAGAAACTCTTTTCCAGTGAAACACGTAGCCATCTTGTGGGTCTGGAGCTGGCAAATCATGCGCAGGTTTCCATGATACTGGACGAACTTCTTTATCGCGTGTTTCTGTAGAGCGTGGTGCTCTGTCAATTTGTACGTTAGCCATTAAGTTGTTGCTCCTTTACTTTATACTTGGCGTATACCTCTAAAGGTACTCCAAGACGTTTTGCTATAGCGACTTCAGATGTGTTCAGAGTGACTTTTTTAGGTGCGGTAGTTCTACCTACCGATGCCACTGGTGAAGATTTCTTTTTGTCGAAGTTCTTTGGGAATACTTCCCGTATGCGGGAGTCTACTCGCTGATAATACTCGTCAGAGGTAGGGTCTACACCGGATTTAACCAATTTTTCGTGCAGTCCATAAGCGAAGGCGGTCATCTCTTCATCTTTACCAAACCATGGATTCTTTCCAGCCCAGCTCTCGGCTTTATAGTCTCTTGGTGGCGCTTCTGGCACTGATGGTGGAATATATACATCATTACTTTGTGGTTGTAAAGCTTTTTGTTGTACAGGCGGCACCAAGTTAGCTAACTGCCGTTTTTGATTGGCTAATTCGCTTAACTCTTCCTGTGCTTCAAGTACTCCATCTGTATCACCCGTTTCAAAAGCTTGACGGTATTTATCCTGCGCAATTTTATGTGCGTATTCTAAACGGCCTTGAGCTTCCTTCGTATACTCCTGATGCCCCCAGTTAAGTGTGCTTTTTAACTGCTCATTCTCTGCAAGAATAGCTTGAGCTATACGAATAGCTTCGGCGTTCTGTCTTTCTAACGCTTCTTTCTCACGTTTAGCATCGTGGTACTTATGGTTTATCTGATTAATGCGCTTTTGAACGCCTTTAGAGTATGATTCTAACTCATCATCGTCATCGTCCTCTGCATCAGCTAACTTAGTTCTACCTCGATCTTCTTCAGGAGTATCGTCTACGATATCAACTTCGTAATCATCGCCTCCATCAAGATCTACATCAATATCTTCGTTTTCGTATTCTTCAGCCATTTATCCTCCTAGTATGCGCGGCTAATGCCACGTGGGTCAGCAACTGTACCTTCAATCATGTCATCATTTACTAAGATGAACTCTTCCCCATCAACAGAGAACCGTGAACCACGATATGCTCCAATTAACACGAAATCACCTTCTTGACACCAAGGACCTGTTGGGAATTTTACTTTATCTTCATAAGCCATGTTGCCTACTTTAAGCACCATACAAACTACAGCACCTGCCTCTTCTTTCTTTTTGAAAGCGTCTGGCATTTCAATACCGCTTGCTGTTTTATCCACTATCTTAGGTTTAATCAATAAAAGCTTGTAACCTACCGGATCTGGTAAGCGGTCAGCTAATGACTCCCCTTTTTCGATAGTGGCATCCGTATCTATATTTCCTATATCTTTGGTACTCATTAATTTTCTTCCTCGATTTTTTGCAGGTCTTTTAAACGATTAAGAGCTAAGGACAGACCCGATAAAGTCCCTACCAATAATTTGTAAGCTGGGAAGTCCTCAACACGCCCTTTTGCAAGGGCGTCCATATGAGCAACTATCTCATCTTCAAGATCTCTACGCAGTACATCTAGTACAGTTTTCATTCTTTAGTTCCTTCAATAAGTTGGCCTGTGGGTAGCACTAAGTGAGTTCCTTTTTTCTCTTTATTAATAAAATATTTACTTAGTTCTTCAGGGGGCCTATTTTTTAAATTATGCTCCGAAGGATGGAAATACCACCTATCATTACCCCCTTTTTGCCATTTGCCTCCCGGAGTTTCTGATGTGGAGTGCATACTTTCTTCTGAAAAAGTTGGATGGTTAGGTAGTTTAAAAGTGTCAGGTCCATGGCCTCCACTCGCCATGGTATCTTCTATTTGTCCTGCTCTAACCGCGTTATTATAGGCTTCTATATCATAATCAGAGTGCGCTACCCCTCCTTCTGCAAAGTTAAAGAGGCCCCCTAGGCGTAGGCGCCTGTTGCGGTGGTGGAGGTGCTGGCGCTCCTTGTGGTGGTGGAGGCGCTGCTGGAGCCCCTTGTGGCCCAGCTAAAGGCATAGGTGGAACCGCAGCTTGTCTTTGCGCTTCTATTTGTTGAGTCGCCATATCTAACCCTTTAAATAGACCTTGAACCTTAGCATCTTCATTTTGTACCAGCAATTTAGCCTCGTTGTTCAACATCGCTATCTCTTTCTGAGTATCCATCTTTTTAAGCTCGATCTCTTTCTTATCATTGAGTTCTTGCTGTTTAAGTTGTAACTCTTTCTGCTGCATCTGTACTACAGGGTCTTGTGCTTGCTGTTGAGCCGTTTGTTGGGCTTGTTCAGCTTGGTTCGCTTGTAGTAGTTGTTTAGCTGCATCAGCAGATAGTTTTGCCAGTTGTACTGCCATTTCAGGGCTTAACTCTGCATCTTCTGGAGGTAATGTAGTCCCTAATTGAGTCTCTATACCTCTACGGTATTGGAAGCCCACATGCTCCATGATATGTGCCATTAACGCCTGTTTTATGACAGAAGCTTGAGGGTTTTGCCCCATTGCTGCCGCTATCTTAGGGTCAGTTAGCATACTGTTATGCACTGTTAAGTGCGCATCGTGGTCTTGTTCTATGAACGCTTTTACAGGTTTAGCTTTAAGAATGTCCATATTCTCTGTTACAGGATCAGTTGGTTTTTGATCTTCTTCCACAATAACGATCTTATCCGCGTCTTTAATGCCCATAACTTCAAGCATTTGTCGATGTAGTACAGGTAAGTTATATATTTGTGGAGATTGTTGGGCTAACTGGATAGCTGCTTGGTACTGAATGATCCTTTGCGCCATAGTACTAGCATTTGGATCAGAGACTGGAATAATATCAACTTTATCGTAGTCTTCTTTCTTAGCTGAGGGTTCAGCATCAAACTCTGGCATATAGTCGTAAGCAGGGGCAGTATAGTCTCTTACCAACGCTGCAATTAACTTAAACTCTTGCTCCATCGAGTAGTGAACACGAGCCTGAACAGCCGACATCACCTTTAGAGTTCTTTCCAAGATAGCCAGTGTAGTACCTACTGGCGCCTCTCCATTCATGTTATCCAGCTTAACATCAGCAACTGCTGCTAATCTACGGCCTTCTTCTACTACATTCTGTAATAGTGTGAATAGTGTTTGGCTTGGTTCTTTATAAGGGAGCGGTAATATGTTGTCTTTAATATTAGAAGATGGAACATCAACGTCTCTCCATTCACCCGGCATGATCGGAGTATCATCACCTTTAATCCTAAGACCCCTAGATTTTAAGCCTCCGGGCAGGTTACTTAGTGTACCTGCATCAATTAACTGTCTGACAATAGAAGTTGCAGATTTAGCAAAGCCACCAATAAGATGAATAAGCCCGTAGCCATAAGCACCGAAACCGGGGATATAAGTATACTGTACAAAGTGTTGCTTAGCTTGTTTAAGAGGGTCATGTTCATCCCAGTTACGTCTAATGGATAAAATCTCTTGTGTACCTTGTTCAATGGTCACAACATACGGCAGGGCTATGCCTGTCTCTTCACCTGAGTCGTCATCAACATCTTCAAACCCAACAAGATCTAACTCAACCTGCATCTCTAGGAGTCTATAGCGGTTGTCATATGTGGCTTTATACCCATCAGCTTCGTCTTTGCGCTTCTGAATATCGTCAAGGTCTTTTGTTGGTTCACCAAGGTCTATATCACGATAGAACTCCGCATACTGTAGCTTCTTAACATCATTCTTGGTTTTACGCATGACATGAGTCAGTCGCTCTGAAGTACGTGCATCAGAGGCTCCATAGGGTATATAAAGATCTTCTGCAGGTACAAACATACTTACCTGACGGTTTAGTGAGGGGTCAAAATATACTTTCTTAAACGCGGCTCCTGCCAATGCTAAGGACCACAACATCTTTTCGTGTTCAGGTCTAAACTCAGTCATTTTTTCCGTAAGCTGGTAGTTCATGTCTTCTACAACACGTTCCGCAGACTTCTGGGTATCAGGGTCATCTTTACCGATTATTCGGGCTTTTACAGGTCCCTGAGCAGGAAATGTTTCAGAGATCATCTCAGACTGAAAGCGGATAGCCGCTTCTGTTAGCATGGGGTGGTATACACCACAAGCGCCTTGCCAAGGTTCTGAACGCTCTTCAATTTTTAAACCTAACAAATCTAAGCCGTCTATATAGGTAGACTCCCACTCTTTACGAGCGTTCTTGTCATTGTTAAAGTCATCCATCAAATCAGCTACTAACGAGGCCATATCCGCCTCATCCATGTACTCCGCGAGGTTCGCATCAAACCCCGGCTCTTGTTCCATCTCTACATCAACTTCAGTATCAATAGGATCCATAGGATCCCCTATATTAACCTCTATTGGTGCTTCATCATCTTCTGTTAAAAAGGGACTCTGCGGTTGCATTGCCTTAAATATGTTGTTTGGGACTTCAGCCATCTGTAGATCCTTAAGTTGTGTTCGTTAATAATAGTTAGCGCGTTTCTTTATCAGCCAGCTGTCCTCATCAATATCCTTATCTTTAGCGGAGCCAATGAAGCCCCCAGACCTAAACCGTGCAAGGGCTAATGTTACAGCATCTACAAAGTCATCATTCCTACCCGATGGAAACGAAGCCACCTCGTCAATCACTTCTTCAGCCCAGCGTGTAGACGGTGCCCAGACTTTACCTGAAGCAAACATATCAGATACTGCATTAAGTCGTGATATCTTATCTTGTCCGCGTGATGGTGTAAACTCTTGTACAGGAATGCCCATACGTCTTAGTTCATATATTAGTGGAGCTCCTGATGCTTTCTTCTCAATAATAACACCATCTGGCTCCCACTCTTGATAAAACTCTAATGTCCGTTGCTTTAAATCAGGGAACTCTAGCCGTTCTCGCCAAGCCTCTAACAGTATTAAGTTCGGTTGGTCCCCATCCTCTGGGTTGTTCCACACACCAAATATCACGATGGCACTATAGTCAGCACTGGTCTTTTTCTCAAACGCCGTATCCATCGACATCAACAGGAAGTCACAGTCAGGTGGCTCTTTCCCCTCCCACTCTCGCCACCACTCTCTCTTAACGATAGCCGTAGACTCAGATGTGGGCTGCTGCTGGTACTGTGCTTGCCATTTGCCGCTAGGTATCTCAGCCTTTACCGCCATTAACTCTTCAATGGGCCAGAACTCAGGCCATAACGGCTTACCACTAGGTAATATAGCTGGGAACTCAATCACCTCCCACTTGTCGCCACCCATTGCTGCAGACTCTAATATCTGCCCTGTCAAGTCACGTAGACTCCAACGAGTCATAACTATAACAATAGCCCCACCGGGCTGTAACCGCTGACGAGGACCAGATGAGTACCAACTATACACCTTATCGTACACTTCAGGATTGTACTGAGCTATAACCGCATCGCCTTCTGAGTGAGGGTCGTCAATTATCAACAGATCCGCACCTTTACCCGTTACAGCACCACTGATACCGATAGCGAAATAGTCCCCTCCCGCGTTTGTGTTCCATCGCCCCGCTGCTTTAGAGTCTGTTTGTAGCCCTACACCCGGAAATATGGACTGATACTCGTCCGACCCTACTAAGTTACGTACCTTACGACCAAAACCTACCGCAAGCTCTGCCGTATGCGAACACTGAATGACCTTTTTCTCTGGAAAGCGCCCTAAAAACCACGCAGGTAACAAGTAAGAAGAGAACTCACTCTTAGTATGACGAGGACCTAAGTTAATAATCAGTCTTTTGCACTCACCATTAGCCACTCGTTCAAATTCTTTCGCTATACGCGCATGGTGCCGCCCATAAATAAAACTAGGCCACACTTCCTGCACAAAAGATAAGAAGCTTGTCTGTGCATCTTCCCTAGCCTTACGCTTTTTTAGCTCTTTTATAAGCTGCGCAAGGTGTATACGGTCAGATTCAGGTAAAGCTGCTAGTTTATCTTTCATCAACAATGCATTAGAGGGTTAAAATAAAGGGCAACAAGCCCTGCAACTAATACCGCCCAACTTATAATCGCTAAACGTACGTCATCTTCAGGCCTCATCATGCACTTCTCCTCCATTAACACTGAAATATATGGGTAAAATAACAGGTAAAAACAACTAACCCTATACCTATTGACATTAGGCCCCAAACAATAACTACTGTCCAATTAGCCTCATCCATCCTCATGCACTTCTCCTCGTAATTCTTCGTCAGTAATCTCTTGTGGGGCTTCTTTAACCTCTCTAGCAACTAAATCCCCTAGTGAATATGTGGCTAATAAGCTTGAAAGCTCTGTCTCTAACTCTTTTGTAGGCTTATCAGTCGTTGCTATTTCTATTTTGGTACTGAACAACCCAATCTCTGACACCTTACCTAGCATCTCTAGGGCTTTTATAGCTAACTTAGGATCTTCACTCTCTGCCAATTCAAACATCTTAAAGATTAGATACTGCCGCATCTTGTTTGTTGCATTGGGGAGATTATAGTCGAACCGTTTTAATAGTTTCTCAAGGGCTTTCGCGGCGCCGGATGTAGTAGGTGCTAGAGGTGCATCGGGCTGTTCAAGAAAAATGCTCAAGGCTTCGTTCTTTTCTTGGGCTGTAAATTCAGGGGGGAGTTTTGTATAAGGTACGCCGTTGTTCAGTAAGAATGCTCTGTCGGCAAACACTTCTTGGGCTTGTAAAAAGGTGCTCTCAGCACTTCGCTCGGATGGAGCTAAAAGGGCTTCTAATTCTAGAATTGTTTCTAATTCAGGATCCATAATATACCAGTATGCGCAGAACTCAAAGGTCCAGATAGTCTCTAGCCTATCATGATTTTCTAAATTTTTGTAGAAAAAATTTTTTGCTTTGGCACTTTATTTAGTGACGGGGGGTGTTTTGGCGGGAGGCGGTGAAAATTGATAAGCTGTGCACAGCTTATCAAAAAATAAATTGGGGGTCAAGGGGAATTTGAATGGGTTAGTACTAAGGGGCTAGGTGTTTTTGAGGAAATTAGGAATTGTTTGTGTGTAACATAGTATAGTACAAAATAGGGACTCCTAATTGAAAAGGGGGGTTGCCCACCCCGTACCCTTCGTAAGTCATTGATTTTTATAGAGTTTTATTAGTTTATTCTACTCCTTATAATATAGACCGTTAGAAACACAATGAATCAATAGTTGACACGATGACACATTGCGAGTATAATAGTTACCAGTTGAATCAATAACGGTTCAACATTTTTAGGGTACATGTACCCAACCATCTTAATAGGACTTAATCAAATGACTACTAACACTAAAAAACAAACTGAAACTTTAACTATTAAACTAACTGCTTTAAGCCTTATAGCCAATAGGCTGTTTGATAACAAGGATATTGAGCTGTTTAAAAAAGAAAGTCTTGCTATTATGGCAACCAATCCAACCCGCGACGCAATTCGCAGTATCGCAAAAGGACTATATACCGACCACAAGCGAGTACAAGCTTTTGAACTATCGACCGTATATTGTAATTGGCTAGATAGTAATGGGACACGCGCCAAAAACTTTGCATCATACCTCGATAGCACTAGCACTATTGAAAAAGTGCGCTTGCTTAGTATTGAAGAGCTAGCGGTTAAGAAGGCGGCATTTGTTAAGGCTGAAAAGGCAAGCAAGGCACTAACCGAAAAAGAGTTACAAGCCGTACAAGATAGGATAAAAGCTGAAGTTTCGGGTACAAGTACCCATGACGCTACACCAGCCAGTAAAAACACTGTTGAGCAACCAACTAAGGTTGCACTCAAACCTGACCTTAAAATAGGTGATGCTAGCCAGAAAAAGGTTGATGCAAGCCTTAACAGCCTTGTTAAGTATCTGAGTCTACCAGAACTGCTAGTTCTGGCAAAAGATATAAACGCCTACGTGGAGCGTGAAACAAAATAGGGTACACGTACCCGAACACCAAGCCCTCGAAAGAGGGCTTTTTTTTGTCTAAAATTCAGCCACGCGCCGAATTTGATACCTGTTTCTTTTACTAAACTAAGCTATGCGATTTAAGCGAAGTAGCATGCCCTTTACGCGTCGATAATAAAAAAGTGCTACATTGCCCTAAATGAGCCTTAAATCGCTTTATAAAGAACATGCTAGTTGTCTGTAATGTGTATGCGTGATGGTGATGTTTAGCATAAGGATAGTGAGTAGGTGAGAAACTCGTGTAACAGAAAATAGGGCGCAATGCATTGACAATGAACAACTAAAATTCCTGTGAGCCCAGCAGTGGTGAGGGGTAGAAAAAAAAGGTCTTATTATTATTATTATTATTATAATATATATATAGAGAGAAAAGTTTTTCAAAATTTCTTCTTTTTCCCTGTGTAGTAGGTGTCACAGGGGAATATATGTTTTTTTACTTCTTTTTGT